AGGTGCGACAGACTAAGGCTCGTTCCCGCCTCTGCCAAGGTGAACATGACGTTCGACACGTTTGTCACGCTTCGCCACAGAATGTATCGGATACAGGCTTTCATGAGCTGTGTGCGCTTGACCCCACTCACGCTCGAAACCAACTCTACTCCGTACTCTGCCGTTGCATCGTTCACAATCTCATTATAGGAGCCCGCGCCAACAGTCCATCCGAGCATAGGGGCGAAATTCCCAAGCTCATTATGAGCGTAGATCCGCGCCTCTGATTCGGTGATTGATGTGGCGGCTGCCATGGCTTAGCCTTCTTCTGGTTCGGGTGGCGCTACCCGGCTGTCGGCCTGTTCTGTGGACTGGTCGTCTTCGGTCGCTTCGTCGGCCTGGTCGATTTCTTCTTTTGGCTGTTTCGCCGCGGCAAACAACTCCGCGCGCCGCTTGTTTGCAGCGACGTGGGCTTCTGCTTGGCGTCGTAGCTCTTCGCCCTCCGGCGGCCTCGTCCCTACTGTGCCGCAAGCTACCCGTATTGCGCGCGCCGCCTGCTCTAAAGCGGTAGCGGGGGCGTCCGCATCTCGCCGTTTCTTATCCTTCTCGATGCGCGATGTCTCCCGACGAGCGGCCCTTTGCGCCTTCGCCTCCTTAGTCTTCTCGGCTTTCTCGATTTCAGGATCCGTGCGAACCTTCATGCGAGCGAGAATGTTTGGGAGCGCGCTGGCCGCTGCCTCTGCCTTGAATAGCCGCCTTGTCTCGGCATCGCTCACGGCGTGAGGGGTGGACATTTCTATGCCTGCTTTGTCGCATAGCGCTTTGACACCACTGTAGATCGCTTCCATAGCCGTGTTCTTCCGGCCTTCCATATCGTGCTTCCGCATAGGGTTCCTCCGTGCGTTATGCTGGTGTTGCAGCTTCTAATTGTCCGTGTTGTAATCGCGAAGCCAAGTGGTGCCTGTCCAGGTGACTTGCAAAACGTCAGTTCCGCCAAGCACTACGTCAGCGCCACCAAGATCTGTAGTAGCTCCGTCCTTCACCGTGATAGCGTTCGAGTCCATATTGATGATCTTGAGGAGTTGGCCCGTCACCGTGCCATCGGCGATAGCTTTCGAGGCCGAAGTCGAAACAGAACCGGCTGCGTCAATCAGAACGAGCGTCTGATCGCTGTGAGGGATCGTAAGTCCTGCCGTGATAGTGGCAGTTGTTCCGGGAGCAAAGGCAATCGCAGCGTTAACTGACAGCGCGGTTGTGTTTGCGGATGGTCTATCCAGACTTCCACCCAGCTCGATGTTCCCGCTTATAGCCGCGTCGCCATCGGTCAATGTGAGGTCGCCATCCGTCAGCGTCAAGTCTCCAAGCGTCAAGTCCGCGTCGCCATCGGTCAGGGTGAGGTTGCCGTCGGTGAGCGTCAAGTCTCCAAGCGTCAATACCCAGTCGCCAGAAGAGGCGGTTAGATCCGCACCAATCGTGACATCACCCACGAGTTCCGTTGTCTTTTCAACTTTGAGGTATTGCGGCTGTACGAGCTGGAACCGGCTGCGGTGCAGGTTCTGTGCTTGGACGGTTGGTGTCGGTGCGAGCACGCCGGCAGCGAGAGAGAATGCGAACGCGATGATGCACAGGCTGCTGAGTGCAGCCGCGTATTTCTTGTATGTTCCCACGATTCTAATCCTTCTGTGTTTTGGTTTGTCGGCAAGAGAGCCGGAGCCCTGGGAGGTCATTCCAAGACCCCGGTCTCTCTGTACTTCGGCCCGCTTGCACAGACCGAAGGGAACCGCTAGTTACCAATCGGAGCAGTATATCCAGTGGGCACAAGGTACGTCCCCGCGCTGCCAAGTCCGCCTGCATCGCCGATACGGTACACCAAAGCGCCGACACGGTTGTTGGCGGCAAACCCGACAATCCGCTCCCATGTCGATTCCTGCAATGGGTACAAGGTGTTCTGGGACACAAGCTGGAAGCCACGAAGCTCGGGAGTCTCAGACTCACGCATCCACAAGGGCGGCGTGCCTGCTGGGCTGGGTGCCACGGCGATCATGTACCCGGCTGGCAATGCCCTCCAGTGCACGATCCATCCGCCGTCCGCGTGGTAGCCCAGGATCTCGCCGGGGACCGGGAATCCGAGCACGCCTACAAGCTTATCAGCGCTGTCGCCGGCCTGGATGTTCGGGTCTTCCGGCAAATGGAACGCGGCGAGCGCTTGGGTTGTCGCGACCAGGCTTGTGGATATGAACGTAACGACGGTCCCGTTTACGTTCTCAGGGTGTTCTAGGAGCTCCTCCTTGATGATTGGGTACGGGTCTGTCCCATCTGCGATGGCGGCGGCTTGTGCAAGCTGGTGTGTGTCGTCTGAGCCCGTTAGGGCTGCACCTCTCGCCTGATACAGCGTGCCGTCCCCGTTTGCAAGCGGCTCAATTGTCAGCGTGCCATATTTGGGATCGGGATACGCCCAGGACACGAGGCTGAACAGGGCCGACCACACTAGATTGCGCTGCCAGTAGGCATCCGCGATCATGGCGGCATATGTTTCGTCCGCCACCATTTTGACGGTCATTGCGGCGGCGGCCATTCGGGTCAAGCCGTTGCCCGTTTGTGCGTGCTGCAAGTGCGCCGCGACAGTGTACGAAGTGATTCCTTTTGAGGGAAGCGCCCGCGAAAACTCATCAGCGGGCAGCATGTTACGAAGCACATTCGACTGGAACTTCATCTGGTGTTCTGTGGTTTGCGTCGTGAAGACGCTCAGCATCTCTGCGGACTCTTTGTTCCAGTCCTCAAGCGACTTGAGAACCGCTTCTGCTACGATTTCCGGTCCCGCCGCAGTGACTGTGCGGTCCATTATGTCGTCCAGGTCTAGGAACCCTGACGGTACGAGTGTTGCCATGATCGTGATCTCCTTGTTGAAGGCATGCGCCTTGCGTTGTGGCTTAGATGCCTATCATCAAGATTTTGTCTGGGGTTTGGCCCTTCGAAACGTCATGCTTCGCAAGGACGTGTCCGACGACTTTCAGAGTGACGCCTTCGGTGGTCGCAACAATTCCGATGGTCGGGGAACTTCCGCCCGTCATGGAATTTGTGGCCAACGTGATCAGCGGCAACGCTTTGCCCTGGAGAGAGGCACCGAACGTGATCACAAACGGGCCTTCTGAGCCGCCAGAGCCTGATACGTTTCCGGCGCCGATATTGGAAAGCAATCCGAGTGCCGTGGCCACCTGTGCGCCCGTGGCGTCGTAGGCGATCTCTGCCGTTTCTTGGCCGTCGAGTCCGAGTGTGAATGTACCGCCAGTGGGAGACCCTGATTCTGTGAGCGTTTGAACTTCGGATACTCCGGCTTGCGCGGATGCAAGTTTGCCAGGAGTCGAACTCAGGAAGACAGGATCGCCGAAGTCGAGAGCCGTCAGGTCGAAGCCTGATATTCGACCTTGAAGCACCGCTGTACTACCCATTCGGATAACAGCGTCCTTGATGACAATGCCGAAGGGCCTGTCAAGAGCCGCTACGTTGGCGTCGGACAGGACGTGCGCCCCCGCCGCTGCGCTGAGGGTTACTACATCCCCCGATGAAAGAGCAACCCCAGCCGGGTTGGTCATCCCCACAAAATTAAGGTCAAGGACCGCAACGTCCTTGCCGCTCTCTAGTGCCAAGTCGGCCATAACAGGATCTCCTTCGTTGTGCGAGGAGTTCCGTCATGGCCCGCAATAGCAGACTAGAAGGCACCACTCGCAATTTTCTTTGTAACTTCTTTGGCTTCTGCCGTAGTATCAGTCCCGCCTCCCGCTCCGCCACGCGGTGTAGGCTTAACCCCTACCGCCACAGTCTTCTTGTGCGCCGTCCCGTGCTCCGTGACCCACTCGCTGCGCTTCGCGACGGGCAGGCCCATTACTAGGGCCTTCACGCTTTCCTCAAGTTCAAGCTCTTCGACCCGCGCGTTCACAAGACCTTCGAGAGCAACCTTGCTTGCGTCGCGTTCGGTGGCAAGCTCTTCGACCCGTGCGTTTGCCGTTTGCAATTCCGCGTCCTGGGCTGCGAGCTTTGTGCCGCGCTCCTCAGCGAGCGTCTTGTGCTCGTTGTCTTCTGCGAGCTTCTTATCGCGATCAGCCTCTTTGGCCTTCTCTGCCGCCTCTTCAAGTTTTGTCTGTTGGCGCGCCAGCCGGTCCTTGATGGTGTCTTCCACCCTCTTGTCGGCTTCTGCCTTGGCGTCCTTCTTGATCACCTCGACCTCCTCGGCTGTCCAAGAGGTCTTCTCTTCCCTGGCGGGTGTCCCTTTGTCTTCAGGAGTCCCGCCGTCGTCGATTTTCTTCGGTTCTTTAGCCATCGTTGCCTCGTTCTTCTGTTGACGTGCCAGAATGATCCCCGCGATTAGCCGCTCGCGTAACGTTCCGTCTGCCCGAAATCATACACTTATTTTTCAGAATGTCAAGAAAGAATAAATATATACCTATTTGGTGAGGTCTTTCCCTGAAAGATCGCGAACTGAATTTGATAGAATTATGTGAGCAAATTCCTTTGCGGCTTGCAGTGCGCCTGGATCTGTAAAGGCGCGCTCTATGATCAACGCAACAGTTTCCTGTGCTGGATCCGCTAAGCTAAGCGCCGTGGCAGGGGCACGAAGATACCTCATCGCAAATTGCTCGATTTGCAGCTTTGCATCCTTCAGATGTACGCGCTGGACGCCAGGGCAGTGTATCCGCTGTTCTCTACAAGTTGCGGATGTCTTGTATGACTTTTTGCCACTGCATCGACTAAGAAACATTCTTATGGACAGCTTCCATTCGCCGTACAATGCTGTATTCCGTCCCGTCTTAGGGTCTTTTGTCCATACCAAGTCTGCTCCCATCACTCCTCCTTTTTCTCCAAATCTTTCAGCGGTGTTCGTTGTACTTGCTCGCCCCACTCTTTGCTCTGTGACACGGTGGCCAAGTCCTCTATCTCAAAGGACTCGTCCTTCCACGAATCGTATACTTCGGGGCCTAGCATTTCCTTCTGCGTGGCTTCGTCTTGTTCTTTGAACCAATCAACTCCGCTCTGCCATTCCGGCTCCAAGCCTCCGACGATAGGGACCATGGAGCAACGTCCATTTGGATGATCGCCCATCTGCCGTTCGACCGGGTATATCTTGCCATCCAGCGCGATGCAGGCCATGCATGTCCTGGTATCTTTCGTGGCCATCCGTTTGTATTCTGTCACCACACCTGAGTCTTCATACGTGGCGCGTGTGGCTTCTCTGTACGCCCTGAGCGTTTCCGTCCGCGCAATGCGCAACGCGTTCCCGAGTGGGATCTCAGTTACTGCGCTGAGGCGCTTTGCTATCTCCTTCGGGCTTAGGCCGCGCAACAACCCGCTCTCCAACACGTCCTCGATCTTCTCAAACATGTCGGGATATTCGCGAAGCATCAATTCGCGGAGCGGGGATCCATCCGCTGCGAATCCGGCTCTGAGCGCTTCCACTGCCTCGAGGTCACTGAGTGTCGAAAAGGCCAAAGTGTCGCCAGTTGCGTTCAGATACGCAAGGTCTACGACGCTCCCACCCTCCGCAAGGCCGAGAGTCCCATAGGCCTCTTGGAGCGATCCGACCTTGATGTTCGTATAGTCCGCGAATGCGAGCGATTGCTCTTCGACCTGTGCGAGTGTTCGCTTGTACGAATCCAGCTTGTGGACTTTGCCGATGGGGACTTTCTCGCCCGCCTTGGCCAGCTCCGCCACTTCCGCAGAAAGTTCCTCGATGTCTTTCGTGAGTCCTTTGGACATCCGCGCCCACGCTTCCGCCATCTCCTCCATATGCCGAAGCTCTTCGCGCAAGAGCGCCGCGCGGTATTCCCTGACCACTTGCTCGATGTCTCCGGTTGTCGTGTCAGTCGCCATGTGAATCCCCTTTCGCGCCATGAATCATGCAGCCGACGATCGCTACAGCGTTTATCCAGCCAGCTTTGTCGGGTCGGCATCCGGACTGTGGCACGGCGACACGGTACCACAGCTCGTGCCGCTTTCCGAGATTCTTGATCCGGCTCTCTCGGACTATGATGTCGCCAGGAATTTGAAGATGAATCATCCGCGATCCTATTTCGGCCCTGGCCTTGCCTAGCTTCTTTCGGGCCACGGAACGCGGCACCTCGAACCACGGCATGACAGGAATCGTGTCGCGGTCCTTGGCGCTCACTATCTTGTATCGGCGCCCGTTGCGCAGCGTCTCAGGTTCGACGTTGCCGCACTCCCTACACGGATCGCCGCAAGGTGTCATCGCGCAACACTGAGAGCAGACCGTTTGCGGCTTTAGGGTCTCGACTGGCGGAGTGGGGGCCTGCGGTGTCGGCCAGAGCACACGCTCTCGCAGTTCCGTCATATCTTCGTCTGTCAGGCTTCCATCTTTTCTGTCACTGCTCACGGCTTCGCCCCTTCCTGCGCCTTAAGTATCGCTTCGGCGAAGGTGTCACCCTTGCCAATCTCTTGTCTCCGGATTACTGGGTGTGGCTCTTCAAGAAGTTTGTAAATTGCGAACCCGTAGACGTATTTCTCCCACTCCCACCCGCGCTCCTCGCAGAACAGCTCGCTGTCGTTCTTGCCCTCGAAGTTGCCAATGGTTTTTATGATCCAATCCCACGCGGCGAATTCCTCTCGGAATGAATTGAGCCTCTCGTCATTGTGGCGGACAACATAAATACTTTCTCCGTGGAATTTACTTTTTGGCTCATGTGCTACCGTCCACCCGAGCGCCCTAGCGATCTGTATGTTGATTGATTCCATCATGTTGCCCCTCCTGTCAGGCCTCCATCTTTCATGAATGTGACCCAATGAGTATTCTGTTGCTTCCCGCTTCTGTGTCCAAATAATGGCAGCCCTGGAGTCAATGCCAGAATCTTTGATAGTGGTATCTGGACAGAACTCCACTTGAATATCAAAGTCCCTTCTGGTCGCAGGACTCGAAAGCACTCGCTAAATCCCAATCGCAAAGCTGCTCTCCAATTCTTTTGGAGCACACCATATTTCTTTGCCATCCACCCAGAAGATCCTGCCCGTTCCAAGTGAGGAGGATCGAACACCACAAGCGCGAAGCTTTCGTCTGCAAACGGCAAGTCTGTGAAACTGGCGACGCAATTGGGCTGTACTACTAGCCTTCTGCTGCCTGCCCTTCTAGTTGCATCTTTCAGTATGTGGGTTTCTTGGCGATTGTCCAAGAAGATAGTTCGATTATCTGTCTTGTCGAACCAAAACATTCTTCCGCCGCATGCCACGTCTAGGATTGGGATTGAACTCGCGATCATGGCTTTGCCTCTGGCATGACTGGCTCCATCCAACATACAGGCACGACTGCTTCTCCGTTGTCCAAGTGCCATCCTCCACCCGAATGTGAATGCTTGCGCGCGATGTCGTGATAGGGGCCACCACCTCTGTCGATAACAACCCATAGACGCTCGCCCGGTGGAGCCCATGACAGGCTATAGTTCCACGGCGAATTGTCGTATGCCTCAGTCTTGAACTGTGTCGATGCCTTGATTTCGTCCCGCACGGCTCGCAGCGCCCGTGCCGCTGCCCGTGTCGCTGCATCCATCGAGCCCGTATCTTCTTCGATAGAATCTATGTGCCGGTCCAAGATCTTAGCGGAGTCCTGGGCCTCCTGAGGGGCTTGCGACTCACTCTCTGAGCATCTGAGGCTTATCTGTCTTGCGACGCTTTCGGCGGTACGGTCTCCCCAATATTTCCACCGTTCATCTAACCCAGCCCACGCCTCGTGGTTGCGCTCTTTGAGTGGATCAAGAAAAGCGTCCACAACAAACTCGCACATGTCTGCAATGAGCGAATGCCCCAGCTCGTGCGCAATTGTGACGCTCTGTTCTGCCTCTGGCAGTGTGAAGAAAGCGGTATGGACTCGGACTCTAACTTCCATCAAATGTGGGCTACAGAAGATGCTCGCCTGCCCGCTATCACCGTCTCTTGGGCCTTCGATGTGCGCGATTGCAACCCACCAAGGAAACAGACTCTTGTTCTCCTCGATGAGCTGGCGCACCCGCGCCTCTGCCTCTTGGTTCTTGAATCCAGAATAGTAAAACTTGATCATGCGCTTGTCTCCTGTTGCTTGTCTTTATGGCGCGGTAGGCACGCCCTCTTGTGCTTGCCTGCTACGCGCCTCTTTCAGTAGCTGGCCTTCTAACGTGACGCCTTGGCGCTTGGCGTTCGCTATCTGTGTCTGAATTTCATCAATGTCCGCGTCGCTGTAGCCCTCTTCTTGTAGCACACGGGCCAACGGAAGTCCAACTTCTATCTTGTCGATCATGATCTTGGCCTTCTCGGCGGCCTGCTCGATACGCTCCGTCTCGGTGAGTGGCAGCACGTCACGGGCCTCGAAGGTGTGCTCGAACTCCGTGCCTATGTCTGATTTGTTGAACCCATCCAACCCAAGCTCCTGCCCCATTGTGAGCGCTACGAGATCGGCCTGTGCGAGCGCGGCTTCCGCGTTCTTGCGTGCCTCAAGGATCCGGGCGATGGCCGGCGCATACATCATTCGGAGCGTCGCTGTGGCTATGTTGCTGGTCTGGATTGCTGTCTCCATCCCAAGCTCTGGCAGGTTCTTGATGTTCTCTGCGACCTGAGCGTCAACCATGGCAAGGATTTGGGAGTAGGGAAGAGAGGGGACAAGGCATTTCAAGTCACCGGGCACAGAGATAACGGTTTCACCGGACAAATCTACTTCGTCTTCGGAGTTCGTCGGAAGAGAAGCTGGTGCCAACACACGCCCCGCTGAGTCCGTAGCGTTCCCCCCAACGATCCCCCACGTAGGCTTGCCGTGTCGGAACGCAAGCGCGTGCATCGAAGTCGCCATCAGGCTCGCTTCGTCGATTCCTGGTATCGCGGCCCAGAACGCGCACGCACCTCTGTGTAGTGGTGCGCCGATATCTCTGAATTTTGCATGTGCGATGGGCAGAACCCCATTCGTACCCAGCTCCGCAAGGGTTAGTGTCTTGTCTGGATTTGGGAGAGTGCTTGCCTTGTCCCCAACATTTCCTGTCCTGCGATCCCACCTCTTGACGCCTTCCATGCTCCAGATCTCGGTGTGGATGAAGGCCGACTCGGTGTCCGTCTTTGGGGTCTCGACATCTATTCTAAGCCCAGTCAATTCCCCGCGTAGATCCTCTGTCAGCTCTGTGACGGTCTCCGGGTCTAGCACCTGAAAGTAGAGTCTGTTTGGCGTCGCGCCTTTCACTGCATTCGGATCCGAGTTGTCAGCCACGACCTTGATGAACATGTCGCCGCTGATTGAATAGCTCCTGATCATCCACGACTTGATCGCCTCGAATCGAGATACTTTCCAGACCTGTGCTAATGCCTTGTCCAGCGCGTCCGACAGCTTCTCTGCATCCTCAGCAAGCCAAACGGGAACGAGCGCGTCTTGTACGGTCCCCGGCCAGACGTACGCAACGTACACCTCTGCGAGTCTAGCGACAGGGCTGCGTAGTTGTCGCGTCAAGTCGGCCAACACATCCGAGGATGGCGTTAGAAGCCCTCGGCTGTAGGCGTAACCATTCAGTGCTTGTGTGACAGCGCGTTCACCCAAGTGCTGGATGTTCGTGCTGACCCCGCGAAGCGCTGCATACAGAAAAGACCCGATGCGGGCTGGCCAGCGTGTGAGAGTGGACATGTTATCTGTCTCCGGTTGCAATCCTGGCGTCAACGCCTGCCTGAAGCCATAGGACTGCGCGGTCAATCAACTGCGTGAATGCATCGACTTGATCGTCTCGTGGCGCCGCCGGAAAAGAGAACAGCTCCTCCAGAAATGGCGCAAGCCACGGAACCGCCATCCCCGGCCATGGTAACATAACGCTTCCGTTTTCGCACCAATAACTTGAGGCATTCGCCCTTTCTTCCTTCGAGCCTTGCGGTGTGACCCCGTCCAGGAGCGCCACAAGGCTTGCGTCCAGCTTTCGCTCCAGTGTCTGAAACAGGCTCTTTCCGCTGGCCTTCATCTCAATCGAAATCTGTTTCAGCTTGCCGTCCGCGTTGTGATCTGCGATGCAGCGTGTAGCCCACTTTACTAGATCTGGGAATGCGAAATGACCGCGTTGCACGTCCGTGATTCTGACTCGGTAGTCTGGCAAGATGTCTCCGACAACAAGCGATGAAAACGACGCGGACTCGTCCTCGCCGTATGCGGTATCGAAGCTCATCCACCGGCCCACGGACTGGTTGCGGATAACTGGTATGTCATACGGCGCAAATAGATTAGACTCGGAAGCCCACCATTTTTTCATGAAGACGTTGCCGCCTGCGCTTGTGGGGCGGCCCTGGTGTTGTGAATTCCATGCGCGCTCTCCAATCACTTTTCTGATTCGGTTGAGTGCCTTTTCGTCGTACCGTTCGGGGTTAAGAGCCGCGCCCACCTCACGCCCCAGCTGGTCGTTGGGCAACGCAAGTGACGCAAGATTGATTTCGAGCCACTTGTCCCCGGTTTCGTTTTGCAGGACACGACCTGCGAGATCGTCTTCATTCCAACGAGTCATGGTTAATATCATTGCGGCTTGTGGCTCAAGGCGAGTATAAAGTTCCTCTCGAAACCCAGTCCATATGGACGAGCGGAACGCCGCCGACTCCGCCTCGTGTCGCGATCTAATCGGATCGTCGATGCAGTATAGGTTTGCTCCGTGCCCTACGACGCCCGCCCTGATTCCTGCTGCCTGATAGCTTGACCCGTTTGCTAGACCCCAGAGCGCGATCTTTCCTTTTCCCGGCGCCAGGGTTGTGATCGACCTGGCTATAACTCTGGACGAATTTGAGAACTCATTGACTAAGCTCTGGCTATGTCCCGTGACAATGGCTCTGAGCCCAGGCTCCTTGTCCATCCTGTACACGGGATAGCGAATCGTCACAAGCTCAGATTTTCCGCTACGAGGAGGGAGACTAAAGACGATCCGGTCGATGAGTCCCACGGTCACCAAGTCTAAGACGTGCGTAACGAGCCGCGTCCACTTCCACGTCCAGCACATGTGCGGCGATACGCGTGGGAGCCACGTACCAAAGCTCTCTTCCCCGCACAGCGCGAATGCCTGCGTCAGGTTGCCTTTGAGCGTCGAAGCCTGGAGAATTGACTGGGCAAGCTGTTCAAGCTTCGCCGGATCCTTCTTCATCAGCCCCAGCATGTCCGGCTCTAAGGCTCCTAATAGCTCGTCGTAAGCGGACAATAGCAGACTCCTGTTCGATGTTCACATCCACCCCACCGGACATGCTCATACTGATCTTCATGTCTGGGCCTTTCTGGTGTCCCAACATGGTTGACTGTTGGCGGATGACAACAGACAACGCCTGGGCGCTGGCCGCGTTGCCCTTCATGACTTTAGGCATCAACGCGTCAATGGCCACCCCGAGCCGATCCACGTTGTCATAGTACCACTGCTCCCCCTCGGACAATACTCGCTGTTTGATGAACTCTCGGATAGCCTTCACGTCGTCGCCGATAGTGGACTTGGGTACGCTCAGGGCTTTCGATATACTCCGGACTGAGCCTCCAGCCCGAAGAAGCGTGAGTACATTTTCTCGTCGCTCTTCGATCTCAAGCGTCTTTGATGCTGCTGTTGGTCTTGCCATGGTCTATGCCTGCTTTTTTTAGGATGGGTGTGAGGCCAGCATCTGTGGCGCGTTGCGCTTCTGGATGCATCCTCCAGTTAGCTGGCGACGGTATAAGCGTGGATGCTTTCACGTTGCGCAGCTCTTTGACTCTGTTTCGGATTGGTACTCGCTTCTTCTTTGCCATGTCAGATCCTCCGCGTCATGGTATCATCTTTCGTCGAATTGCGATACGTACTCCATCGGCGGTAGCCCCACAAGCGCCTGCGCTTCAGCAAGGTCTTTGCGTGTTTGTAGTGGTCTTTTACTTGCTTCCAGCCCATTTCTCACTCCTCCTCATGTTTTCACACCCAGCGGCGCGTACTCGGCAGCCGCGCCCTTAGTTTCGTAGACTACTCTCACGGCAGACTCCCTTCCACGTCGCAGTTGTGCGGCTGGTCCTTTGGGTGCATCATTTCGCACCCTGGACACTGCACCCAGTCCTTTGTGCATGCAGCGCAGTAGTAGTTCCCAGTTTCCATATTTTCGATGTACTCGTCGGAAGCAGTGTCTACCCACGCATCACAGCTTGAGCAGTGCTCATAACACATCGAGTTGCCTATAAGCTCATCCCGTTGATCCACCTCGCCCCGTAACTCTTCCACTTCCCCCTTTGCCTCTGCGAGTTGCCTACCTCTGTTGAAACTCTCTGTCGCGGCTTGGTTGAACCTGTCCTGGAACTGTATAGCGTTTCGTTCCCACATATCACGGTCAGCGCGGAGAAAGGCGCTTGATGCTTTCGCCTTCTTGAACTGCGCATCTGCCCTGTTCATCTCGCCTAAGGCTTCCTGCAATGTGTGTTTATGATCCACCTCTTCGCTTGCAAGTGCCCTCTTCGCTGTCGCCACCTCATCCCGTAACTCTTCCACTTCCCCTTTTGCCTCTGCGAGTTGGGCGCGGAGTTTGTCACGTTCCTCAGACCCTTCACTAAGTCCTCTCGCTAGTGCTTCCGTGATCGTCTCGCCCCCACCATCTCCATCACCATCGAAAATTGTGTTCTCGCAGAATTCACTTGCCAGCGCGGTACGAATGTACCGCGCCTCGGCGAGTTTGTTGAGTGGGTGCTGGCCGCACCAATTGGATGACCCCTTTCCCGTCCCGGTAGGATCTCGTCTGCATACCCTACACCCATTTCCCTTCACCAAAAACCACGGACACGTCTCACACGTCGCGGCCTTGTCTCGCATGTTTAGCTCTTTCATAACCTTAATCCTCCACGTTTTGCCGCCGCTATGACCTTAGATGCAACATACCGGCTTGGCGCTTTCAGTGGACCAAGCCCCTTGACCCGTGACTCTGCTGGCCGCATATTCTCCTCCACGCAGGTCTGCGCGTAATCCAGCGCGACCGCCTCGTCCCGCGTATCCCGGTTGGCCATATAGATCGTATAGACCTCGTCTGGGGCTCGGTGCATCACATCCACAAACCAGCGGCGGCCCGCGTCGTCCGGGTCTACCCGCGCCTCGATGTTGCCGTCGGTCTCCGATCTCACCTCGCCGCGCCAGGCGTTCGAGTGTGGTGTGGTGTCATTCATTTGGTGGCCTCTCTGTTTCGTGCTTCAGCACGTGCAATAAAACAGCATGCTGCTTTTGCCGCCACGATTGGGTGTACTCCGTTGCCACAGCCTCGAAGGCGGTCCACCCGATAGGCCAGCCCATCAGCCACTCGACGAAATTCGGGTTCAGCATCCGCGCCAGCTTCGGCTGCCATTCGGGTAAGCTCAGCAGCAGACGGTAGAGAAGGGGCAACCCATGCGTTACGGCTAAGGACTTCGGCCCATGCACCTTTATCTCTTGGACCTGGTGGGAAAGGTCCGAGTCCTTCCGCTTGCCCGCGCTCAGCTTGTAGCCGTCTGCGCTCATCGGGGTGGGCCAGTGCTTCGCTTGGGACTCCAGCCCCACCGTCCGCTTGCCCGTTGCCGTCGCACCCTTTGCTGCTACCACTTCCGCTGACACACTGCGACCGCCGTTCGGCCAGTTCGGGGTCATCCACTGTGCCGCCTCCCCCGCCAGTGTCTTGCCGTGTCCGTTCCCGTGGCTCGGTGCGTTCCTCGTGGTCCTGTTCTCGTTGGCGCTGGCTCGGGGGGTTGGCCAAGTGCTCGCCGCACTCTGTAGTCCTGGTGTGTGCCTGTCCGCCTGTGATGGTCCGTCCGCCTTCGCACAGTGCGCCGTCGCGGTAGGCAAGGATGAACAGTCGCTTGCGGAGGTGAGGCGCACCCACTTCAGCCGCGCTAAACAGTCCTGCTTCAACCCGGTAACCCATTCCTCGTAAGTCGGCTCTGACCTCTTCAAAGCCCAGTCTAATGTGGTTTGCGACGTTCTCGAAGAAACAGAGTCCTGGCTGTACCTCTGACACAATGCGTCGAACGTCGGGCCACAGGTGTCTCGGATCATCTGCGCCGCGTCGGCGACCGGCGACACTGAAGGGCTGGCATGGGTAGCCGCCAGAGACGATATCCACCAAGCCGCGCCACGGTCTGCCGTCGAAGGTTTTGATATCGTCCCAGATAGGCGCGCTATCCATGGCCGAATCTTCCATCCGCGCCACGAGAGCAGCCGCTGCGTAGGCTTCCCGCTCGACGTAACCCACAGTTCGATATCCGTCCCCGAGGGCGAGGCTGATCCCGAGTTCGAGCCCGCCAATTCCTGCACATAAAGCCAAGCCATTCATTTATTCTCCTTAATATTGACCCGTTTCACGTTGTGGGCTGTCAGTTTCAAGACCTGCATTATTTGTCTCTCCTCTTTGGTAGACTTCTGTTGGACAACCACCACTCCCACATCTCTTCCCAAGAGTCGAAGCGCATTTTCATACTCCAATCGTCAGGGCGAGAGCTCCACAACCTGCGGAATGCACTAGCCCATGCGCGTTTATGTCCCGGCCACCGCACAAACTGTGCGTCGCGTCCGGCCTTTCGGGCCTGAGGGCATCCTATACATCCCAGGCGATCAAAGCCCTCGTCGTAGAGAGAGCAATATGGAGCGCTGTTGTCGCGGATAAACTCCCACACCCCCACCTGTGTCCAATGGAAGATGGGGTTGAGCACCAGTCCTCCACTTTTCCAGTGTGCCGACACCTCATCCCAGTCGCGTGCTCTGCGCCCCGATTCCTCGGCGCGGATCCCCATGAGCATTGACCGGCCATCTCGCGGATAACTGTGTTCTTTGAGTGCGGCACAGCACCAGCGCTGCTTGCGTGTAGGAAATCCCCTCTTAGGAAAGCTCTCGAAGAAGGACCGCTTCGGGCGCACAAACTCCACATCTGGGTGGTGCTGGCGGATAAACCTTGTCAACTCTGGTGGGTCTATACCTGTGGCGTTGTAATGCCAGTCTGCCTTGATTCCGCCCATGTCTGCCAACGCCTTGATCACAACGGAGTCCTTGCCTCCCGAAAAACAGCCGTAGTAACCATCCTCAGGTTCGTACTCACGAAGCAGTGCGATAGCCTTCTCGACCTTCATATTGTCTACCCTTTCCGTAGTGTCCGGCTCTTGCGTCCGGCTCATGACCTATTCACTCAAACAGCCATAAGTTCTTTGGTGACACGGGCTTGCGCCAAACCCGAAAAAATCGCAAAAGAGGTACTATTTTTCCGGCGCACTTCCCTCCCGAACCGGACGGATCGCGGGGTGTCCGGACGGAAAAGCCGTAGTCTTCAAGCATACGCCATTCCCTTCTCTTGCTGGCCCAACACGCGCCGCGTTATGACCAGCTCTCTGTATTCTGGTTTGTGTTCTTGCGCCGACCCGTCCAAGTGCCGACATTCCCCGAAATTCCAATACCCAGGAGTCCCGAGTTTCGCATGAATCCCAAAACGCAACGGGCTGCCGATGGCTCCCAATTGGTCGTCTATGATCTTGCTTGCGGCGTTTATGAGATACCCGGGCTCGTCGAATTCCCACCACTTATCCTGATCGCAACGTAGCGCCTCTTCTGGAATCGCGTCCCAAATAAGCGCCGCCGGTTCTTTCATTCCCCATGTATATTCCAGCTCCTGAAGTGTGTCGATCAGTTGGTATGGGGTCTGTGTTGCGCCTGATATTTGACCTTGCAGGATGTCCTTCATTTTCATGACCGGCCCTCTTCTTTGAACGCCTCGAACAGATCGGCCTGCCCTTCCTTCGCGCAAGCCACCCATGATGTCGAAGTCCGCAGTGAAACTCTGCATACTTTGCGCGGACCAAACGCCGCGACCCCTTCCGCGAATAGAGAATACAGATACTGTGTTGCTTGGTACTTGTCGCAATCTCCGCCGATCTTGTCGGATATCTCGGCAGCCGTCAGAGGCTCCGCGCCTTTTCTAAGCATATCCAGAACCAATTGCTTCGTCTTGTCGCTTGCCATGTGCTTGTCTCCTTGTGGTTGGGTGCGGAGGTGTCCCGGATCGCCTTCGCGGCTGTGGGGTGTTCGGCGCGAAAAGGGTACGCCGTCCGGGATTCAGCCGTGGAACCCAAAGTCTTAGCGCTTGCGCGGGGGCTTAGCCTTCGGCGCGGTGCGCTTCTTCGCCGGCTTGGCTTTCGCCTTCGGAACGGGCCTCTGCTTACTCATGACTTTGGCCAGCGCCTTCTGCCTGCGCACTCCTTCGGCTTGCGCGGCTTTACTTCGTTTCTTGTCCGACCCTATCTGTTCCGCATCCTCCAGCGTCCGGAGGTCTGACTCTGCCTGGTACTGAGCTTCTGTTTTTGGCGTCACTTTGCGATCCTTTCGTTTCTTCGTTTTCAACCCACCTCATCTGCGCTCGTGTCCCGAGCCTTTGCTTGCTCTCTTTTGGCATGCGTATTCTACTGCATCCTAGTCGAAAATCAAACTCAAAAATTCGGGCGGGCTCAAGGTGTCTTGGGGATTGGCTCGGTCAGCTTCGATCCACACATGCACTTCTTCCATCTCTTCGGGGCTTAATGTTTCCAAATCCTTGAGCATGTCTGCTTCTTCGTGCGTGTTGAGCCACGACTGTAGATCAAGCCTATCGACGGTGTGTAGCGAAGTCAAGAGGCCCTCTGCGGTGTGCATAACGTCTTCGACCGGCGCCTCGGCAGCGGCGCCGTCCTCAGGCCCCTCGACCGCGCCTTTAGTGGCTTCCGCTTCGTTGCACTTCTTGTCCAGTAGCGCAATGAAGGCCGGATCTTTCATCCATGCGGCCATGGTGTCTGAGTCCACGTCCAGATTACGGCCAATAGAATCAATGTCCAACACTTTGTCGAAGGCCGACATTTCGACCGCCGCTATCTGTAGGCTTGTGAGTCCTGCCTCCTCACTGTCCTCTGCCAGAAACGAAGGATCGTCTATGTCTTGCACTTCGCCCTGACGCTCCTCATGCAGGAGCTGACGCTGCTCTACGATCCGGTGTGTGTCCAAGCGCACGACGCTGCGCATGTTGTCTGCGTATTGCGTAACCTCTAGGCACCTGACAAGTCGCTCATTCTTTCCGCAATCCGCGTAACGCGTGGCCGCGATAAGCTCGGTTTTCTTTTTCTCAATCTCGGCACCGAGTTCCTTTGCAATTGTCTTTTTCTCATACTCAAGCGCGTCCACTTCCTTCAAAATTCGGACAACGTCGTGAAGCGCATCCAGTTCTTCGGCCTCGGTGAGCGGTACAGGGAGGGTGCGCTCTTCGTACAGCACGCGGTCTCCGGCCTTGAGTTCAATTGCCGGCGACGGGCTTGTGGTTATCTCGCCGTCTCGCATGTCGAACGGCTCCTCCGGCTCCGTGTCGGTGCTCTGCTCTTGTTCTTCGGGCGCCTGCGCAGGCGCCTCGCTATCGCGGGCTGCGTCGATGTCGTTGTCTTCGATCAGCCCTTTCAGTTCGTCCGAGACCTGCCACAATCCCCGTGCGCCTTTCCATTCAGGCGCAGCTTTCAGTGGGTGCGGCGCACCCAGCCGCAAGTGCTTCATTCCTGCCACATCCCATGGCGAGCAATGGGATGCATCCGTGGCGATCAGCTCGGTATAGCCAAGGACACAGCCTGCATACTTGTGGCTGGCCGTCGTGAGCCATGCGCGTTTTGCTGCAAGGGCGGCGTCGCCCTCTGCCTTTGTGGCTGTCTCAAAGTAGGCCGCATCCTCTTCCCACCTGTTGAGAATTTCTTCAATGTCGGCATCAAGCCAACCCTTCGCTGGCAGCGTCTTAGACGCGTGGATCACGAGCGGACCGGTGTAGTCGCCAAGCGACCGCGTGCGGTTCTCCGCGCTTTTAAACAGTCGGGGGGTGTCACTCGGATCAAGATCGATAATCGCAAGCGCCCAAGGCATCTTAACCGTGATGCCTCTCCATTCGTTCGTCTCTTCGTTCGTCATAGTCGTTCCTTCCGTTGTTATTTCATTGCGTCTTGTTCAAGTGGCATGACGTTCACTGCGCGTATTGCCAGTAGCTGAGCTGGATTCTTTGCAGTCATGCCTTCGAAGCGATGGTCTATGTTCTCCAAAGTCCCGATCACGACGACCGGATCTCCTTTCTTGATGTTGGCCTCGACGAACTCCGCAACACGTCCATGCGCCGTCACCCGCATGTAGGTTGACTTCTGTCGCTGTTCGCCCTGTGCCGTCTTGTACGTCGAGTTCACCGCGATCCTCAAATTCGCCACAGCCTGCCCTGCCGCAGTCATGGCCATGTCCGGATCCCTCACAAGGCGCGCTGCCACCCTGGCCTCATTCAGACGCGGCATTCTCAGAATGCGATCACTTGGCGGCGGTAGTCTTCCGTCGTCCATTACTTGCGGCCCTTCTTTGCTTGCTTCGAAGCAATGATTGTCTGTGGTTCAACATGCTTGCCGTCGATTGCCACTACAGCCCCGTCCTGCATAACGATCCCGACATCCCCGGATTCGTCCACAATCTCCAGAACAAGCTGCAAGTCCGCAGCGTAGGCCATGTCTTGAATGGCTAGGAGAGATTCGGAGTCCAGTAGGTTGGCGCGTTGAATCCACATGGCTTTGAACGCGTGGTTCTTCGCGATCAGAATCGGCACGGTGAGCAAGATCTTCTCCGAGTCTGAGCACTCGGAGAACGGCGATCCGTTGTACCTACAGAACCCCGCATCGAAGTCGAACTCCAGCGCATCGGGAAGCTCTGAGTCCGCGACTATCACAGCCCTCTGTTTCTTGATGTCCTCCAGATCTTGCGTGCATATCTCGGATTCGTTGCCCTTCCTTTGGGCCTCATCGAGCATCGCTTCGCGTCGCGCATGATTCGCAGCGCGTTCGTTTGTTGCTTCCGCGCTCTTGATGTCCCCGCGCAATCCGCGCGCCTTCTCTTTGAGATCGCCTCGCACGTCCTCTCCCAAGACATAGCTCTGTATTTCCTTGACCTCTTTCGTGAGGGATTCGTTCTGTTCGAGGAGTGCCGCAATCTTGTCATTGTGATCTTTAATCTGTTTCCTGTGATAGCCGATTGAAAGGGTCTTCTGCTCGATGGCATCGCTCGCGACACGCGCGTCTTCTTCGGCCTGGTCTGATTGTGCAATCTTTTCCTCCATCTCCTCCATGACACGCAGCGTGTCGGCCACGTCTATCCGCGATGGTACATCGCCGGTCTCTTGCGGTAGTTCGCTGATCGCCCCGTCCAGTTTCTTCTTCTCCACGTTGATCGCGGTCCGCTTTGCGAACGTCATGTCGTACGCTTGCTCCAGCGCCTTGATTTCATCACTGCGCCCCGTCAGGCTCAACAGCTCCTCCATGACCTTGGCGTCGGCCATCGTAACAATACGCGTCGGGTCAAATGCCGACCGCGTGCTCAGCGCATCAAGCACGTCCTGTGGTCTCTTGTAGGCAGTGTTCCCATCCACGGATCGGACTGTAAGCTCATGGCTTGTCTTGGTCATCACACGTCGAACAATCAGATCATCATCGCTTGGCTGATCTGGATCTCCGAGCCGACCCTCCAAGACTGTTTGCTCGGTCCCTCGCTTACACGGGCTCTCTTTGGTTTGGTTGTAGCCCCGCGCGCCAGAAATCAAGAACCACATCGCGTTTCCGAGGCTCGTTTTTCCTTCCTTGTTCTTGCCACAGATTTGCACTAGGTTGCGGTCCAGATGAATATCGACAGTGTTGATCTTCATGAAATTACTGACATGAAGCTCCGTAACCCTGAGCCCCGATTCTCCGGCTTCAGGCACGTCGGCCTGAGCCTTCTGCGCGGCTTGCGCCGCCGCTTCCTTGAGTATGTCTTTCGTTGTTGTCATTTGCTTGTCCCTTGTTCGTTCAGTCACCCAATACAGAGCCAGCAGCGACATTGCGCCGCCGGCAAACGATAAACCATTCCTTAAGCCGTGGCTCGTCTCTCATAATCAATCTGGCATACAGCGGGCAGTAAACATTTGGCATGTGGCACTGTGCGCCGCGCAGCACGCGCACTAGCTCGTATGGCAGCCGCACTCCGCACTTCAATACACCGCGGTCCTTGAGTCTCAGCGCCTCTTTCACAATGCCTGCGTAGACCTCCGGATGCGCTGCGTGAAACGCGAAGAATTTGCGCTCAAGCGGGTCTGTGGAGTCTTTGTCCATGCCGGGAAGGTGTGCTTGTCCCATTTGCTTGCCCTTTCATTTTCGACACTATACCATTCGTCTTGAATTGTCAAGTGCTACTTTGCGCGTTCCGCCGCAACCCTGAGATCCGAAGGCGGGCCGCCTGGCAACCCGGCCAGAAGATCGCAGAAAGCCTCCTCCGTGCTCATCCGCGCCGGAACATGTCCATGCTTATCCATCCCAAGGGTGTGGTCTAAATTCCTTCTAATCGCCTGGTCTGAAACGGCATCCAATCTGCCACGAAACCAAGCCAACGAAAGCGTTGACTCCATCGTGTATGAACTCGGAAGTTTTGAACCATTCCAAAGGGATTTGTACCCTTGCCAATACTCCGAATACTTCGGTCTGCCACACTTCAGCTGCATCGCTATTGAAGCCTTTAGCGCGCAGAAGATAGCGCTGCAAAGAATCCCGAGCGCGACGCCCACGCCCATCTGATTCGCCTCTATGAACTCCTTCAAATACTCCATTCTGTGCTCCTTTATTTTGTCGCTTGACGCTTGATACTTGCAATGCTATGATCTTGATTCGCCCTTAGTTCGTGCTTGTCCTGAGGGCTTTTCGAATCGCCGCCATCTGGTCTCCCCGACCATGGCGGCGATTCTCTTTTTGCCCTCTTAGTTCCGGATTCTCTACTATAGATCTAATTAGATCTATCGTAGTAGAGAGGTGCAAAATCAGTGGATAACCGATCTAAGTGTCGTGTCTTCAACTGTTTAGGCCTGTTGATAACTTGTGGATAGAATGTTTAGAACGTCTCAATGCAAATTTCAGCTTCGAGTTATCAACAAGTTTTCCACCGGTTATCAACACCCTGTTTTCTTACTCCCTGCCGTTCCTGGAGGCCGTAATAGCGCCTCCAAGGCGGCATGCATTTCATCTGTCGTAATAGGCCCCTGTGTCTTTGTGGGGTGGGGCTCGGGCGCACTGTCAAGCGTTGCCACGCGCTGCATCGTGGCACGAAGCTGGTCGTCCATTCGGGCGCGCAGCGGCTCTTGCGTTGCGCATGACGCCTCCAGTCGCCGCATCCTATCTGCCATCACTTCAACGCCTATCGTGTTGCGTCCAACCTGCTCACATAGCACAGTTACCGTCGAAGAAGCCACGCAACGCGATAGTTCTAGTTTCCGAATCCTGGCGTCGATGTCTTTACTTAGCTTATCGGCATTGCTCTCTAGGGAGTTGATTCTAACGAAGATTGACTTGATCTGGGAGGTATGGAGCCGCTGTATCTTTTCGCTTAGTGTGTATGCCAGTATCAAGCCATCGATCCTGGCGTCGATGTCTTTCCACCCGATCCACTTCTTTGCTCGGTTCCAAATTGACTTCTTGTTTTTCTTCATCATGCTACCTGTGCCCCTTTCTTTGGCCTGACGCCTTGTGGGTGAGATTTGCCAACACCCACTCTTCTCCGACATCTTCACCTAAAGGGTAAATCTTCAGGAGGGTGGCGCGCTCAAGCTCCCGGAGCGCGGCCCGGGTGGCAGATGGTCCGTCAAGAGACGCGTCCACAATATCCTTGATGCTTGTGTTTCCTTGCAGCGAAAGTCCCAGCAGGGTCATGTATAAACCCTTCGCCTTCATACTCAAGGACGGATCTGTCATTGCCTCCAGGCGCGCTCCAATACGTTGCTGCGTCGTTTTTATCTGTATCTTCATATTGTCTTCCTCCGTTTGACTCTCCGTTCAATTGCCAGAGCAATCCGCTTTATGCGGATCGCCACATGGTCTCTATTCTGATCGCTCCACCTACGTCTGAAAATATGGTCTACCGTCCTTAGGTCGTTTTTCCAAATGATATTTTCAAGCGCATCGATTGTTCCTTTGCCGAGATTGTCCGAGTCCGCGTTCATCGGGTATGGGTGCAGAGATGATTTGCGTGCGTAGTAGAAAACAACCTCGACCTCCCAGTAGTCAAGCCATGGACCAGGCCCGCAACCCAGCTCTCGAAGCCGCAGGATGGCTTCCTGGGCCACGAACTCCTTGAACTCCTTGCACTTATCCGTGTCGTGTCGCCCACCCTGCGCTGAATTGTCGGCGCGGGCCTGTGGCACTCCGGACGTCCTAACGTCTATCGTAAATTCCGATGGCGTGATCGTGTCGAGCCGCGCAGCAGGCTTAAGCGTCTTTGCACGTGAGGTGCGTAGCGCAGCCCTCGGTTTCTGGCCTCTCGGGTAGCTCATGAGGACATAAGCCTTTCCGACACGTCTCCAATGAACTCCATGAACCCTTCCTCGAATTCGGCTCCGCTACACTTCCAGAGCCGCTGCGATGTCACGCGCTGAAACGCACCCATGATATTCACCTCTTCCAGTCCGACTGCCAGCGCGATCCGATGCAATACCATGAAGCATTGGGCTCTATACTCTTCCGTGCCGGCCATGCGCGCAAGCTGAGAATTTGGGCAGGTTGAGCCGTCCGGGGCGTCTTCCGGTTTACCGCCAAGCGTCTCCCGGAATTCCGTTATCATTTCCAGCATGTCCGTCTTGACTACGGCCCGCCAACGGGTCTCCCGGAACTCAGGCATTCTGGATCCCTGTAGTCCCTGCGTGGCGCGTTCTATTATTGCGCTTAGATCTTTGTCCATCTCGCCGAACTCCATGTGTACAGGCTCTGCCTCCGGCTCCATGCGTTGTCGCCCGTTCAGTGGCACATCTTGAGTTGGTGTGGCGCTAGGTGTGGTGCCTGCGGCCTCCTGCGGACGTTTGTGGGCCGGTATGCCTTCGGTTTTATGCCGCTCCGGGTCTTCGCCCGTCGCCAAGCACATGACTCCATGGCGAAGCAACTCCTTAAACGCGTATGTCTCCGCCATCCCGATGGACTTGTCTCCGCGATCCAGTCCATGCCCGAAAGCCACACATTCAATGAAATCTTCCGGTTTGTCGATATTGACGAAGCGACCTTGTGTCTTGACTACTGTATACACGAGCGCTGAATCCGGCTTCTTTGGGTTGGCGATGTGTTCCGACTCTGCGCCCAGAACCGAAGCGACGAAGATAACGCCTTCCCTGAGTAGTGCAGGCCGCACAGCCAATATAATGTCTTCTTCCGACGCGTATTTGTAGCTGTAACCTTGTTGCTCCTTTAGTACGTGCGTGACAGTGCCCATAGCAGCGGCAACGCGCTGATATACGTTGCGATCATCCGCTGGCGCGGTGCGTGACTTCGGCTTAGGCGCTTGCTTCGCAGGAGCGCCCCCTGATGCTTTCGTGCGCCGAACCGGCGCTTTGCTTGGATCGATCTTTGCCATTTTGCTTGTCTCCTTGTTGCTTGCCTCTTTCGTCTATCGACGCCCTGTCTATGTGAGATGATTGGGGTTAGCTAATGCAATATTCCCAAACGATGAACTTGCCGCTTGCTGTACGTGCCCTGCGGAGGGCTTTGCCTGCCTTAAAAAGTGGGAGCCAATCTGTGTACTTTCCGCCGTTGTTTACGTGCTCGCTCGGAGTCACCCACGTTGTCCCGTCCAATTTGTCGCCTAGTGTTCTTTGCATGTCTCTCTCCCTGTTGCACAGGGCCGAAGCCCTGCGTTGTGTTTAGAATTCGCGGTTACTGAGGCAAAGCCGCACATCGCCCAAGTCAACTACGAGCACATCCTGGCGTTGCTGCCCGACGGCCCGTTGCACGTTCGCGAAACGAACCGCGCTGAAACCGTTGCATTTGGTTACGTCCGCATCGATTGTTCCCTCGGTCCAATCGGTGATGCGGGCCTGACGAATCGAATCGAGCGAGTCATGTGTGATTGATACATGTGAGTCGAAGTCCGCTTCGCCCGCATCGTCGAGGTCATAAGTTTGGAGCAAGCATCCGGCTTGTAAAAGTGTGGTCCAGCAGTCGGCTGGAAGTGACTCGATTGCGGCTGCACTTGAGTCTGATACGTACATCAAGCACTCTGTGTCCATCGCGCTGATATTGATTTTCATTTGCTTGTCTCCTTGGTTGCTTGCCTTGTTTCAAATCTAATAGAATCATACGCGAAAATCGAACAGAAGTCAAGCGATTTTCAAACATAATTTATCCCGACATGATGGCTAAAACCTCTATCCTTCGCCTGTCAGGATACGTGTAGATCGCCACCGGCTTCCCGTCTTCGCAATGATCCCATGTCTCTACGCCGCCCCGGTCTTCGGTCTGGAAGTCACACCACTCCTCGTACTGCGCCGCCTCGCCTGGAACGTCGGCGACACGGAAGACGCATTCGCACGAGATGGTGTCTGGATCTTTGAGGTCGTAGTAGGACAGTGCCAGGTACTCTCGCAGCGCTTGCTCGCTCATATAACAACCCCCTCTTTCCACTTCCACAGCCGCGTGACGGCTGGTGCGTCCCAGTCCTTCTTTGGCCCGTAGTGGTATGAGCAGCCTTCTCTGTTGTTTCCGGTCTGCTTGATGCCGTGCGCATTCCAATATTCTAGCAGCTCCGTGGGCGGGATGTACTCTGGCCGGGGTCTCATCTTCCGATGTTCCGATGCGTTGATGTACGCGTATTCATACCACTCCTGCGAAGCCCCCACGAGCCCTAGCACCACGACGGTAGTGCCGAGTTCTCTGGCGGTCCGCGCTGCGCGAATGTGCCACGGCATAGGATCTGAGAAGCCTGGATTGCAGAAGCAATTCAAAGGCGGGCCTATGGCACTTCCTGCCATGCCGTTCGCTGGAATGTCGTTCCCCCACACATCTAGATCCAGCGCGTTGGTTGCCAACCGAGATCCTGGGCCGTAGAAGTAGGGACATTTCTTGTTGGTTGCGTTCGCCGAAACGTCGAGTCCGAAGTGAACCTCATTGTCGAGCTGGCGGAAGATTTCGGGCGGCGTCTCCCACTCTTGGCGCAACGCCTTGGTTGAATACACGATCCCGTCGAGCATGAATTCGTCCGGGTTGGGCTTCGTGTTACTCATTGTCTGCGTCCTTCGTTTGGGCGGAAGGCTCTTTCGTCCGGGTTGATCATCGAGGGCGATTCTGGCGTCCGCTGCGCGTCTAGATTTCTGAGCAATTCATCGTGTCGATACTGACACATTCCTATCGAATTCGCAAAAGGGGAGGGTGTGTCTGGGATAGGGCTGGAAGACCAGAGGGAATTCAAAAACCCTCCCCAAATCATTCCACCCGCAAAGAACAATGCACAGATCAGACATACAAACCCGGCTGAAACCTTGACCTTCTTCATCTTTTCGATTCCTTCTTCTATTTTGGTTCGTTGTGTTCGCGTGACGCCACTCATGAATTTCTCTTTTATGCGTCCTCCTCCAGGCCGCCCGGGAGAAGCGCCTTGACAAGAAACTGATCAACCATTTCGCCCTCCATTGCGCCCTTCCAAAAAAGAGGAATGCGTAGGTTCTTTGCTTCCCGAATGCGATGCCTCAGCATGACCCCTTCTTCGAGCAGCGTTTCCGCGCGCTCTCCAGGGATCGTGTGCAGAGTCTTTCTACATCCTGGCTTGTCTGCGAAGGGGGCCGACTTATCGACGACCGCGTGCGTGAACAGAAGCGATGTTTGTATTCGTCCTTCCGTTGTCGTCTCCACCTCTATAACGATTCTGGTCTCTCTTTTTTCATCGCCCTGTATGCTGATGCACAGCTCTCTTCGGTACAGCTTTTTCGCCATGGTGCTTGTCTCCTTTTTGCTTGCCCTCACCTCGCCTAACACATGCCCCAAAGCAGCAGAAGTCCGATTCCGAACACACAGGCTAGGATCGCGATCTGCCCGAGCCCGATCAGTGTTTCTGCGACTGCGTTCACCACATCAAGCGCGCCTGGGCTGCTTTTATGCTTCTGCTCCATGTCCATGCTCCTCTTTGCTTCGGTTGGTTTTTCGTTTCTCGCGACTCAATTTACCATTGGCGCCCTCCTGCGGTTGCCACGGCACTTAGCGCCTCCTTCCACTGTGCCAAGAAGTCTAGCGCGTGATCGTCCATTCCCTCAATTTCATCCTCGCTCAACGCGGCCCACTCGGAAAGCGCATGAAGCTCGCACCCGATTTCCATGTGATCATCTAAAATCATGACCGGCCATCGGAGGCCGTACACGAATATGGGCTGGCGCTCCATTGTGGCGTCGCCATACGTAGCGCCCGTGAGGACGGCGCCCGTGAGGTCGGCGCCCGTGAGGACTGCGCCCGTGAGGTCGGCGTCCCTGAGGTCGGCGTGCGTGAGGACTGCGCCCGTGAGGACTGCGCCCGTGAGGTCGGCGCCCGTGAGGTCGGCGTCCCTGAGGACGGTGTGCGTGAGGACTGCGCCCCTAAGGACTGCGCCTCTGAGGACTGCGCCCGCGAGGTCGGTGCGCGTGAGGACTGCGTCCCTGAGGACTGCGCCCGCGAGGACTGCGTCCCTGAGGTCGGCGCCCGTGAGGTCGGCGTGCGTGAGGTCGGCGTCCCTGAGGTCGGCGTGCGTGAGGACGGCGCCCCTGAGGTCGGCGCCCGTGAGGTCGGCGTGCGTGAGGTCGGCGTCCCTGAGGACTGCGCGTGCCTTACCAGCCTCTTCGACTACTTCTCGCACTGTGTTTGCTGTTTCTGATGAGAATAAAACGCCTCCATCTAGCTTCCTGATCTCTTTCATGCTTGTCTCCTTTGTTGCTTGCCTTGTTTCAAATCTAATGCAAGTATACTCGATAATCAAACAGAAGTCAAGCGATTTTCAAACATAATTTTGACCCATTTCGCACGAAGAAGGCCGGGCGTCTTGTGTCACCGCCCGGCCTTAGATTGCATACCCGCTGTTGACCGGGCTTGCTTCGGGAAAAAAGGGTGCCGCGCCTGGGTGAGGCGCCAGGCGCGGCGTGGCTGGTGAGGCCACTATTGCCGATGGGGGGACGGCAAGGGCTATGGTATAGGCGCTATCGTGGCGGTGTACGCCTTCAGCGCCTCTAGCAGCGTCTTGAATAGTAGATTGACGGTTTCGAGCGCATCGGTGCTGTCTGAGTTCAGGCTGTCCCCGCCCACGGTCCACTTGCCGGGGCCTTCACCTGTCCATTCGTAGGACGCGGACGACGTAGCCAGCTCCCGTTTTGCAAAGAGCACGAACTCGCTCATTGTCATGGTGGCGGGGTTTATGCCTTCCGCCGCTTCGTCCGTGAACCTGTACTCGTAGGTTGCGCAGCCTGTGAGCGCTTGTAAGAGCGCCAAGGCCAATATGCCTGTGAGTATCCTATTCATGGCCGTTTGCTCCTCTTTGGTACCGCAGCCTTCGCTCTGGCGCCCTTTTCTTCCGTTTCTGCGGCTTGCCCTTTCGCACCATCGGCGATTGAGCCCAGGCTCTTGATGGATTCGGCTTTCAGTACGGTCCGCGACTTCATGTATCCAAGTCGCACCATAACGCTCTGGGTTGCGCCCACGACTATCAGGACTATGCCCAGAATCACACCCACGGGCGATTCCTCGGGCAATGCTCCAATGGCCGACGGAAGCACCATTGCGAGCGTTCCGAGCGCTGAGCAAATGCCCGCGATTATGTCGGCACGCCCTACTTGCTTATATTCCGTGGTTTCCGCCCCGGGCGTAACGCCAGGCGCGACTTCCGGCTTCACCTGTATGTCTCCGCTCTCCATACTTCCTCCTTTGTTCCACGTGGAACATCCTCGTTAGAATCCCACAAATACCTTCAATCCGAGGATAGCGGCCAAGGCAGTGAACAGCCCCATCACCGCGCTGGACGCGACCTTCGTCGCTACGCCGACATAGACTTTTCGCTTGTCATCAATTTCCTCAAGCCGCTGCTCATAATCGAATGCCTTGGATCGCAAGACCATTGCCGTTCCGGCAGAGTTCGCGAAGTTTGCGCGCACCATGCACGGGTGCGCCCCGCAATCGGGGTGACCCTTCGCCTCTCCCAGTTCGTTGGCTGTTTCGTCGATGCGATCCGCGCTATGGTTACAACTATCGCGCATCTGCTTCAGTGCGCTCTGTCCTTCAGGCATGCTTATCTCCGAGTATTGGGTTCTTGTCGTTGCCTAATTATCCTGGTAGCCAACCCGTAGCCAGAGCGTCCCCGCCCACACAAGATCAAGCACATCTAACTCACCCAGCACAATGTCCGCGCCGCCCAGGTCCGTGCCTGCCGCATCCTTCACGGTAATCGTGTATGTGTCTATGTTGATCAATCGAAGTTCTTGCCCCAGGGTCGTACCCGCGACAATCGCCGTAGCCGCGCTAGTGCTGACGTTTGTTGCCGCATCGATCACCACAAGCCCGCTGCCTCCGTGCGCGATAGTAGCGCCCGCGGTTACGGTGTCTGTGCCGGCATCGAGAACCACCGCGCCCGTCACTGTGAGGCTGGTTGCTATGCTCAGGGCGTTCACAACGTAATCATCAGTAGAATCAATCGTGTCATTGTCTACGGTGGCGTCCTGGATTTTGGCCCCGTCTATCAAGCCTGCCGCGCTAGTCAGCGTGTGTGCTCCGCTTCCTGCGATGAATGCGCCCGCCGTGGCCACGATGTCTCCTAGGGTCGCTACGATGTCTCCGGCGTCCGCGATGACGCCGCCTGTGGTCGCCACGAGGCCCGTCCCACCCGTGACTGTCTCGACGGCAGAGACAAGCCCTTGGGCGACGACATCGTCGCCAGCCAGCATGTCATCGAAGGCAGAGACATCACCCGCCGCCGAAGCCACGTTGCCGGCGGCTGCTACGACCCCAGTTCCGCCCGTAACGGTTTCGACTGCCGACACCAGGCCGCCCGCAACAACGTCATCACCGGCGATCACGTCGTCAGAAGCGCTGATATCGTCTTGGGCAAAAACGTCACCTTCGACTGAGAGCACAGACCCTCCGTAGGTGTTGGAATTTGTGATCGTGACCGTAGTATCGATGTAGATATCCCACTCTTGAACCCGTGCATTGTCCGTCTCTTCCGCGATCCAGACCTTGTTCCCGGCAAATGCAAAGCCGTCAGGGTCAATCAGATATCCGTCGCCTGATCCAGGCGCTGTGTTGTGACTGCCGATGGCCAGGCCAGTGTCAAGATCAAACACGTATAGGTAGCCGCTGGGCTTTAGTGCAAAGAGATACCCGTCAAAGACCTCGACATCCTCGTAGTAATCCGCACTCGGCCCAATTGCGGTGCCAGTGCTAGCCATTGTGCTAGTGTAGAAAACAAAAATCTTGTCGATGACAACGCTATCGTTTTCGCTCGCAACATATCCCAACACGCCGTCTATGTAAATCCCTGTCGGCTGTGGGTTTGACCAAGTAGGACCACTTAGCTTGTTGAGGCCGACTTCTGACACGTACACGCCCGCCGTGGTGAGTTTCTGAATTCTGTAATTTCCGAAGTCACAAACCCACAGATTGCCGTCTGCCTCAACCAGCCGCGCAACGCCATCGAACTCCCCGTCCCCAGTTCCGTTGGTTCCGAAGGATCGGATCGCCGTGCCGGTCGTCGAGAAGACGTACACGATGTCGTTGTCGAAGTCCGAGACGTAGACCTCGGGCGTCGCCGAAACGTGGATGTAGTACTGTGTACCCGCGCCCGTGATTGTCCAGTTGCGCACGTCTGCGCCGTCGAGGTCCAACACCTCCACCTTGTGCGTTGCGTTCACCGTCGTATAGAGCTCTGACCCGTAGTAGTCGATGTCGAAGCAATCATCGGTCCATTTTGAGTCATAGGCAAAATCCGGGATGCTTGTTGCGTCGATGGCAAAACTGCCCTCAACCACAATGTTTCCACCCACCAAGAAGCTGTCCATCCCAAGCGTGCCGCTCACCTCACCTGTTCCGAGATCCACCGCGTTTGACGTGGATCCTGTCCCGACGAAGATAGAGGCCGTCAGCGTGTTGGATACCTGCGCATCTGTCAGCCCGGTGCCTACCATGACCGCAGGGAGTGTCCCGGTGGTGTCCACAGTCAAGTCGATTGTGTCCTCGACCGCCAGCGTGCCCAGACCAAGGGACGTTCTTCCGGTACCCGCTACCAGTCCTGTTGCTCCGCCGTCCCACTTGAGCCTGTCGGTGTAGGCCGTGTCCCAGTTTGTGGAGTCCTCGACGGCGCTCTTCGAGAGCGTGCCGTCCGACAGGTCCGTTAGATAAGCGTTGAGCTGTTGGACATCAAGCGCTGTGCGCGCCGCGCTTGCCGTGGCTGCGCCTGTGCCGCCTTCGTTGATAGCCCATGGATTCGCAGTGTTGATCCAATCGGCTGCAATGGTTTCCCCTTCATTCAGGAATCCGACGTTCGCGCCATTCTCAAGAGCCGCCGCCGCCGTGTTGTCCACTGGCTCCATCTTAGTCGTGCTGGAGTTGTACTGAACGAAGTCATCTGCCGCAACTCCCGCCAGATCGATCACCCCCGTACCGCCAACCCCAAGGTCGGACTGAAGCGCAACCAGGCTGGCCGTGCTTACGGTGTCCCCGTTGCCGCATTCAAGGCTCGTGTTTATGACTGAGGTGTTTGACTCGACCACGTTCGATGTCTCGAAGTAACCGTACTTGTCGATGTATCCGCCGCCATCTGCGTCAGCGATGCCACCCCCGAAGTTCGCTTCCTCAATCCATTCCGGGTTTGTTGGCGCGGCATACGCCGTCCGAAGCTCTGCTACGAAGCCCGCGCCGACTACAAGCGCGACGACTATCAGAATCCCGATCAATGCCTCTGCGAATATGTCTCTCTTCGGGGTCAAAAACATGTCTATTCCCTTTCGGATTGTGTGTGTACCAGCGACCTGATCGCTTCTATGTACCTGTCAGTAGTTCCAGCGCCTTTGGCGGTATTGTAAAATTGTTTCCAGTAAATTGCACGATCTTTCTCGGCAGCGGGCACAGGGTCTGGGAATCGCATGTAATGAAGCCGCGCAAACAGACACGCCAGCCGGTCGCTTACGGCCACGGCTTGCAGGTGGTAGAGGCGGCTCGACCGCGCAAGCATCGAATCCAATAGCCAAGGCATTTGGCCTTCACCGCCCGGCCCGAGCAGCCACGCTTCACAGCGCCTATGCAGATCTTCACGTCTCCCCAAGTACTTCAGTGAGTCGTGAATGCTTCCGGCTTCGAGCTGCCACAGAGACCATCCGCCACCCGTGTTCGTCCAACTAAACCCGATCTGTCTGCGATGGATGAAGGCGGACTCTACTGCCGCTGTGCCCACCAGGAGCGCGGCCACGCGTCGAGCATATTCGTCCGAGGGCGGGGTCTTGCCGTAGACGCTCGCAGCACAGTCCATCGCGATTCCCTGAATCCTGAAGCATTGCTCTGTCATGGTGTGCTCCTATTGGTCCGAAAACGTTGCAGCCATGTCTATAACCGCATGCAAAACCGAAGGCGCACGCATTCGCCATCGCCCAAAACCACCAAGATAGAAGTCGTGAAACCAATAGGGTTCTATTAGATCTGGGTATGGGTATGGCTGTGGTATCACAACTGGAGAAAATGGCCCCGTATACTTAAACGGGTACCTTTCAAGAAATGTGCCTGACTCAGACAACCAAGAGGTCAGATGCAATGAAACCGTGATTGTCGTGATCTCTTGCGGGTGACTAAAGTCGATAGACTCCACCGTCTCTGGAGTATCATCCCCGGCGGGCAACACAATGTACTTTTTTGTTTCGTAGCTCTCGTAACCTTCAGGCAAATTGCCAAGATGGTCTCTGGTCGGTCCGTGTGTCATTTCCAGATTTACTGGCAGTCGCAAGTTCTGTGTCTGCTTTTCAGTGCTTCCAATCAGGCTGACTACCTCCCCTCCCAAAGAAACCGCCGCCACATCGAACAACACAGAGCTGCTTTCAATCTTCTGAACATCCCATTCGTATACGATTGGGAACACCGTTCTCTCTGTCTCGTGCCTCAAAAATGATGGGGATGTCCCCCCTTCGGGGAACGCTCCGAATAGGCTGATGCCCACATAGGAATCCACCTCACAGCGCCCTGGTGTCTCTTCTAGCGTTAGGCTTTTTCGATCAAATGCCTCCCATGCCTTCATGTCGAAGGATCCGTCCGTGTCGAGGCGGAGTTCATTTCCTTGCGGCGGGTCATCAAGCACGATCCATTCCGGAAATGGGGTTGGAAAAGGAAAGTGGATCGGGAATGGGCCTTCATTGGACTGGTTGAAATCATCAAGCGCCGGGTATGTGATGAACTCCCTATTGCGCGGTTGGACGTGTCCTGGGATGTCAACGAATCTATACCGCAGCAGATTCAGAATGTCACGCGCTACAACCCATGGCCTGTAGTCCTGCCATGACCGCGTATTGTTGTAGAAGTAATTGATGTCGATGTCTTCGCCCCACCTGGCGTAAACAGCCGACACGTCTACTGGGATGCGTTCGGTTGTGGCAGACGGATCGGTGAATCTTGGTATCAGCTGTCCTATTGCGACCCCCAGTCTGCCGAGGTTCCTTCGCAGCGCATACGAGATGGGATCGTGATACGTGAAAGGACCGACGAGCGGAAAGCCGGCCATGTCTCCCTCGGTTGGATAATACTTTTCGCCCGTCTCGTCTGCATTTATAAGCCACAGTGTCTGAGGGCTTCCGTTAATAAGCTCTTCCCGTTCGTTGACGGCTCTAGCCAAAGCCACAAATATCGACATCAGGTCTTCATCTTCTGGCTGAAGGCGATTCATCCGCACTTCACTCCAGTTTCCAGCAAACGGCCACGGCATCTCTACGGCTCCTCTGGTGGAACGTAATCATCGAAAGGAGGCCAGTTAGTCATGCACACGACATCCCCGTCGGTTGTAACAAAGTAAGCCCTGTCATCGTGCGTTGTGCAGAACTGGCCGGGCTCTATTGGGCCATCAATGCCAAACACAAGCGCTGACTTGTTAGAGGCTCTGCGTCGCGGCATGCCGCGGGGCGAAGAGTCGCCACGGGCATACTTGTTAAACGATTCCGTGCCGGGAGAGCCGTCCATTGATACCCGCTGAACATTGACCGACGGCAGAGGAATTTCGTCTAGATCTGCGATTGCTTGTTGAAGCGCGGCGACTGCTTGTTGAAGCGCAAGTATGTCGGCAGCGATACCATCAAGATTCCCATAATCTAATGCCGACTCCATGGCTCCCACGAGCGCGGCGTAGAGCGGATCGGCTATGTTTTCCAACGTATCGATCACGTCTTGCGTGCCGCCGGACTCACCTACGAACGCGTGCCCGTGGTCCCATCGTGCCGCAAAGTTCGTATCCCCATCGGAGCCCACGCTTGCGGAAACGGTCGGGTCTACCGGAGTGGGCAGGAACGCATCGTCTACCGGTGCCACAGGCGCGCCTCCGCCAGGCTGCGCCTGCGTAATTACGGTGTCAGCCATCCACTCGACCAGGCTCATCTCCAGATCGCCGAACTCCACCTCTACAATGTCCGGATCCAGGAGAGTGCGTGTCACCCGTACGATGTCGAAGCTCGCAGACCCGCCCGCTACCTCTGGATGCACGATGCGTGCCGAAGCCCCCACGACGATAGCATAGGCGCTCGAATACTCGTATTGTGCGAGCTGGCTTCGGTCTTGGACTACGCCCGCGAAACTCTGTCCCCCGTTCTGGCGTTTCGCTATCGTTTGCGCGCTGACATCCAACACGGCCTCTGAGCTTCGAAGGCTATCTATGGTCTCAGACCAATGGCAGGTCCCATGCTTCGTGATGCTTGCGGGCCCGCCCTCAACCCAATCATCGTAGCCGAGCAGATCGCCAGTTGCGTAGCGTGTTGTTCTTTGATATTTCAGGCTGCCGCGTGTCGCGACGCGGTTGCGCACGTCGGAGTAGTCGTCCATCAAATGCAGCTCTAGGAGATTTGCATCCTTCGTGTATTCGACGCTCTTCGGCATTCCGAAGGCTGCGTCTTCCCAGTAGAACTGACCGCGCCCGTTGATTCGGAAGGCACCGCCTACCATGCCGAAAAGCCGCATCAATACGCCAAGCCCGTTGTCTTCCGTTGTGACTGAGATGGGTCGTTTAAGTAAGCGGATTGTGTTGGAAATCCTGCCGACCTTCAGGATTGGAGAGTTTACATTCGCCCAGCCGAGTATGGTGTCGATGTATGTCCGAATTGTAGTGGTGGCAGGGAACTCTACGTCTGACTCGGGATGCGTTTTGCTTAGTGCGCTGAGCAACGACAGACATCCCAGCGTTACGAATTCGCCGCCATCTGCGTCCGAGTCGTAGGCCCGCTGCCAAATCAGAAAGCTCTGATATAGAGAGCCGTCGCGGGAGTAGACCTGGATCGCGTATGGCCGGTCCAAATACTCGCGATACGTGTCGCCGTACGATACTTTGAGCTGCAACTCCCATGCACCGTTCTGCGTTTCGGTCAACACGGCCTCGACTACTTCGGTGAGCTGCCCGATGATCCGAAGGTCGCCCGTGCAAACGTAGATGCTCCATGCCTCTCGGTTGCCGAGCTGCTCAGGTGTGAGGAATTCACCGCCGCCCGGCATTTGCCCGAGCGTCAGTGTCCCAAGTGTGCCCCCGATTGCCATTATCTGCGCACCCTCAAGTCAGTTATGTCCGCGTCCGTTATGGCCGATGTGGCTGCCAGCGTCAAGACACTTGCCAGCGCGATGCCTCCCGAACTCACGGCTGGGGTCGCCGGGGTTCCGGACTCTACGCCTGTCACTACGTTCACGCGGTCCAGAAGCCCGCCAGAGCCTCGCAGTAGCTCGATCACGTCTATGCGCTGCGTGGTCGCCGGGGCGACAATCACGGCGCTTGTGGCTTCCTCCAGGAGTCCCGCAACACGCCCGTCAATCCAGGCGTGGCCCGGCTGAATCAAGACTGTCATGGCCTGGGGCGCGGATTCGCTCACAAGTAGCTCGCTCGGTGCTCCGTCCGAGTCGTAGCGCGGTATATGATCCACGGATCCGTCCGTCATCTTGAGCAGCATCGCCTCGATGTTTAGAACGTGCTGCTTGAGCGCGTTTGCCTCGAAGGCGCCGTAAGCGAACACCAGAAGCTCCCCAGCGGCGATGGCGCGGGCTGTCGCTGTCCGAACGAAAGTCAGTGTGTCCACCGTCACGTCCGTTATCAGAACCTCGTCAGAGCCCTGCCATACCTCGAAGGTTATCCTGTCAGCCGATGCGGCGTTGACCGCCCGGGCGCTCAGCCATCTGCCCGCTGGGATTGTCGGGATTTCAAGACCCTCAGCGGCTTCGACCGTGCCTGTTGTGGCCACGGCCGTGATCGGAGCTGCAATGTTTAGAATCAGATAGTCAATGGCGGGCGCTGAGAGTTCCATAATCTATACCTTGTGCCGTTCGTTGAATGTTACGTCAAGCGTTCCGGCGACGTTCGTAACCCTTATGCTGTTCGTGACTCGGGGGAGCAAATATGGGAAGGTTTCGGCAGTGTACCCGATCACTGGCGTATAGGTTATTCCGTCGGCGCTCCGAGACACCTGGCGTGCCGCCACGTCGATCTTGAGGTAGTCGCCATTTGTGAGCGTCGAAGTCAGCGTGAGGCTTGTGCCGGCTGTCACGTTTTCTAACTTCACAAGTCCCGTGACCGTCGTCGCGTGAATGATGTATATGGGCTCGGCCCGCCACGTCCCGACAGCAAGGTATGTGGGATGCGTGATATTGAGAGTGTGGGGCGAAGCTGCAATTATGGACGTTGGGATCGTGGTGAGCGTGTTGCGCATCGCGAATGGGCTGGGGGCCAACCAGCCCATAGGGATCGTCTCTCCGGTGTCCCCCATTCCGATCAGCTCTGAATTCAAGACATCAACTGGGACGACATTCCAAAACCTGTCCGGCCATGGGTCGAGCTTCAGTGGTTGTGCCAGTTCGTAGTCGAGCAGATACTTGAGAGCGTCGAGCGCCGCCAGCACGTCAGCTCTCACGCTGCGCTGAATAGCAAATTCTATCTGGATATTTGCCTCGCCCGCTGTGCCTGCCCCTATCGCGGCGCCTGGGGTAACACCCTTTGGCTGTACCGATCTGCGCAAGGAGCCCGCCAGAGACGCGCTCATGAGGCTACAATAGTAGGGATCCGCCGTGAGGTCTATTCCTGCATATTCAAAAGCCATTTAGCTACCCACCCTTGCCGCCTCAAGTCGTACCACTCTACCGAACTCACGGCCCAGCTTCTTGATGTCCGCCTCTTCCCTAACCGTCATAGATCCGTGGAAATGGAACTCTTGGGCTGCATCCTGGGCGCGGTTTTCCAGGCGTGACCTTTCGCGTGACCCGCCGCTTCGGGTCGCAGAGAATCCGGATCCTGCGCCCTGGAGTATCGGCGCGGCTGCCGCAACGATTGCGTTACGCCCTTCCGCCATAGCTGCCTGTGGTCTCGGCAGGATGGCTCCCGTGGCGGACATTCCGTAATTGATGTTTTCCGCGATCCGCCCGCGTGCCTCGACGGCCACTCGCCCTATGGCCTCCCAATTGTTGCGCCACCCAGGCATCCACTTTGCAAAGCCTTGCTCTACTTGCTGTATGAGCGAAGGGCTGCCCGTCTGTGACGGGTCGGTTGCGTATTGCATGGCCTGGCGAAATGCTTCCGCCTCACGCTTCAGGTCTGCGAAGAATGCCTCATACTCGCCTTTCTGCATGCCCAGGCCGTTGGCTGTGGCTATGGCCTGCTTCTCGAAATTATCGATCATCGCGTCTGTGTCATCATTCATCAATCCAAGCTTGAAATCAGAAACGGCCTGTGCCTGTTTCTTTGCGTCTGCCCCTTCGACTTCCGCAGCCTTGACAAATTTCTCAAGCTGCGCGTCCTTCTCCGCGCCCAACAGCTCTGTGAGCTTCTTTTCGTGATCGACTATTTTCTCCGTCCCCTTCCTGTACCGAGACGCCTTATTCCGCGCCAGCCATTGCTCATGTGTGAGGACTTCGGTGCCATGCGCTTTCAGAGAGCTGAGGCTTGTTGATCTGTTTGTGGCCCACAAGTCGTCGCTATCCCGAATCTGAGCTTCTAGGCTCTGCGTTTGGGCGTCCGCGAACCACAACTGTGTTTCCTGAATTTCCGCAAGCCGTAGCTCTTCTTTGTACGCAGCCGCATCCTTTGCGTCCATGCCCGTAGCGATCCGATATTGTTCGCGGGCGAAAAACTCCTCCTCACCTGCATCACGCTCCGCCTGAAGCTGCTGCAATCGGCGAAGTGTAGAAACTGACGCGTCAAGCCCCTCCTCAAGCAATACGTTCTTGAGCCGCGCTATCTCACGTTCTTTATGTTCCGCCCACTCAAACTGATCGGAGCGCTCTTTGAACCAGTCTGTTGTGTACGTGCGCTCTTTCTCCACGGCCTCTGCCTTTGCAACGGCGACAACCTCGATACCTTCCAGTTCTCGGATCTTCGCTTCCCGTTCCGTCTCTCCCAGAAGGCTTATGTCAAAGATCTGCTGAGCGGTGATTCCAGATAGCGCCACGGCCCGCGCCTGTGCGTTGTCCATGCCCAGCGTCAGGCGCGCCTCTGAAGCCGCGATCAACTGCTCTCGCGTGAGTGCCGCGGCTATGTCGGCTTTGATGGCACCTTCCTTTGTGGCCTGGACTTGCCGGTTGATGTAGTCCGTGCGCTGCGCCAGATCCATCTCTTTCATGGCTTCGTTGCTCAGCACTATGCCTTTCTCTCGCAGCTTGGTGATGTACTTGTTTTGCATCTCGAAGGAATCGGCAAGGACTTCTGCACTGCGCTTATGGGCTTTGTTGGTCTCGTAAATTGCCTTCGCGCTTTGATACAGCTCGTATGTGGTGAAGCCGATAACTGAGGCCGCAATAGTGAACGCGCCAGCGGCGGCCATCGCTCCAGCAACGGTCACGCCGGCAAGCATTGCGCCGACGCCTGTTGCAGCGACGCCTGTTGCTGTGGTGGTTGCTGTGAGCGCGGCAAAACTTGTGCCTGTTGCGGCTACGGCGGTTGTCGTGGCAGCAGCGGCGGCAGTAGTGGTTGCGGCGGCGGTTGTGGCGGCGGCGCCCACAGCCGTCCAGCCTGTGGCCAGGCCGACAAGCCACCCCACAACCTTCAAACCCGCTAGGCCTTTCCAGACGGCGAAAAGAGTACTAGACGTTTTCAGTATGAGCCCGAGCGGCAAGGCCAACAACATGAGCCCCACAGCGATCTTCGTGATGGCTCCCCCGACCGGGGTCTTCACAAACCACCCAAATAGATTCACTATGGGCCTGAGCCATTCGATTGTGGTCTTTAGAATAGGCAGGAGCAATGCGCCCATGTCGATGGCCAGGCGTCGGATCGTTGCTTGCATCTGGTCGTATGCCAGCTTCGGGTTTTCCTTCTTGAACTTCTCCCACTCAACCATCATGTCGGCCTGTGCTGTCCCCATTCCTTCGACCGCCTGCTTGAACTTGGCGGCTCCGCCTTCGCTGGCCTGCGAAAGCATTATATTGAGACCCTCGACCGATCCGAACATGGCCGCCATCATGGTTAGTTGATCTTCACTTACGCTTTCGAGCCCTTTGTAAGTGTCCTTCAGGCCGGAGAGCTCTTTCTTGAATTCCTTTGTCCCGCCCTCAGCTTCCTCCATCGCCGCGATCTGCTCTTTCATCTTGTCACGCTGCTCTACGAGTGCTGGGCCTTGCTCTTGGATCTTCTCAGTTAGCTCCGCGACGAACCCACCCAGTCCTTTCGCCTTTAGCCCGCTGGCGGAGAAATCAAACCCCATGGCCTTCGACAACGCCGTCGCTTCCTTCGTCGGCTTCAGGATGGACGTAATGGCAGCCTTGAGTCCGGAGATGGCCTCACTCGTCTTGATGCCCTGACTTGTGGAGGTGGCGATGGAGGCAAATAGCTCCTCCATGGAGATACCGGCTTGAGATGCGATTGGGGCCACGCGGCCCATCACAGATCCAAGCTCACCGATTGTGGTCTTGCCCAGCTTAACAGCCTTCGTGGCCAGCCCCATTATGTTGCTGAACTTCTCTTGATCGTTGGCCCCTGCCACCGCAGCGCGCCCGTATGCATTCAGTAGACTTGTTCCAAGATCCAGAGCGTCCCCGGTCTTGCCGACACCGACCGCTGCCGCAATTGCGCTCTCTTCAAGGATTCCCAGCGCGTCGGCTTCTGATATGCCGGCAGAGAGCGCCTGATACATATCGTTCGTAGCTTGGACAGCATCTTGCCCCATGGCCTCGGAATAGTCGAGCACTCCTTCCGTGAGTGCCTCCATATTCTCGACGCCTAGCGTGCCAATGTTGCGCATGCCTGCATCAAAAGTGATGTTCGCTTTTATCACAAGACCGACCGCCGCCGCCGTTGCGGCCCCCACGGCAAGCATGCCTGTGCTGATCGTGCTCGATACGTTGCCAAAGGACTTCTTAGCGCTGGACTGAATGTCGCGGAATTCGCCCTTGACTTTGCTTATGCCCTTCGACGAATACAGGAGCCTCAGTTTCGCCAGGTCTGTTTCTGCTGCCATTGTCGCTCCTGTCTACACTGGCCCGCTGCGTCCGCCACGGCCCATGATTGCGCCGACGGGCATAACGCGTGCCTTCCCAAGTATCCGCCTATTCGCCGCCTGCATGCGCTCCCTCGCCATCGCATCTAAGACCATCCACACTTGTTCCCATCGCAGCTCGGCGGGAACCGCGAATGCCTTGACACCAACAGCCTCGCCGACGGTTCGGAAGATTCCTAGGAGCGCTAAGCCTTCGCCGCGTTTTGGACTGCGCCCGCCATCTCGGCTTGTGCGCCCAGGAACTTTGCGGCGATGGCGTTTTCTTCGGCTAAAGGGTTAGAGAACATCCTGAGCCGCGTAAAGGCGTGAATCATCTGGTTGTCCGTAGTGGATACCTTCAGAGCTTCTGTCTGCTCTTCGGTGAATTTGTCCGGGAAGAAAGCAAGGACCGTTTCAAACACCTTGTCAAGATACGCTCTGCGCTTCGTCTGCCAGTCCTTGCGGGCTTCCTTGAATGTTTCGTGCGCGGTGTCTGCGTCCCGCTGCGTTATAGGCCGCTCCGTGTCTGCCGCGAAGCGACGCACCAAAAGAAGCAGCGCTTCATCCGTTGTGTCTGGGTTTTGGAGTGCGGCGCGCAAATCATCGTCCACGAAAGCAGGGATACTCCCGTGCGTGGGGGTCGCGCCTTCAGCTCTCAGCGCCTTGCTTTCAAGCGACAATTCGGCGAGGGCTTCGTCCGCCGTTTGTGCCGCCTGCCTCTTGATGCGTGCCAGCTCACCGCGTAGTGACTGGTACAGCGCGGAGGCGCGCTGCATCGTCTCCATGCTCTCGTTGAGAGGGTCTTGGAGGTCTACCACTTCCTCTGCCTTTCGCATCCACTCGTCCGCGCTGGCAATGGTAAGGAGAGGCGCCTCGTGGCGCGTGCCTTCGGCGTCGGTGAATAGATGAACTTTTCGATTCATCATTACGTCTTCGTCCGTTCGCTCGAAAACCTTCAATTCTGACGTTTCCATAATAGGTTCCCTTCGGTTGTGTTTCGGGCCTCTCAATTCGTGTAAGGCTACGCGCCCCAGAAGTGACGCTTCGCCACAAAGTGGACACCGCCCACAATTACATCGAACGTGTCGAAGATGATCTCCGGCTCAACGATGTCGGTGTTGATGTACATCTCCTCGGATTCGATATTCGGGGAGACTTTCATGACCTCTAGGATGCCGACATCCGTCTCGATGGCCAGCGCCACATACGATGCCTCCACTCCCCGCGCCCGCAATGTTTGTACGTGCGCTGTTAGATCGAAATGGGGCTGCATGAAAGCAAGGTCATCCTCGCCCGTGTCGTAGAACGACATGACAAGGTTCTGGAGGGCTGCATGCAGGATGTGACGTTCGCGGGGGCGTGCGTCGCCGATCCCCATGATGTCGCGAACCGCGCCGCCCATTGCGGCCTTGACTCCCTTTTCCAGGTCTATGCCCGGCACGTCCGTCCAGGTGGCGCCGCCCGCCGTGCCCGGTGTCGTTTCTACCGGGACGGCGGTACCAGCGCCGCCCGTAAGTGACGCAGGATCCGTGGTCATGATCGCGATGTTTTGGTAGCCGAGATCGCGAATGAACGTGCATACGAACGGGCCACCCGCTGCGCCTGTGACACTGATATTGCCTTCGCCGATGCTGGACAGCGCTTCGAGCGCCGCCTCGACGGTTTCGCCGAGTGCGTCAAATGCGATGGCTGCGCTGGTCGCTCCGCCGAAGGTGGCGGTGAAGGTTCCGCCTGTGGCGTCCACCGTGACGGTCTGAATTTCATTTACAGGGGTTACAGACGCAGGCCATGTCTGGGGGGCGCTTGCCGCGATTGATGGCAAGGCGGCGTTCACCGCTGCGTATTTGACTGCTACTACATTGCTGATGGCCATTTTCTTCTCCTAATCGGGGGGGTTGATTACTGCGTCTGAGTACAGCAGTACAAAGGGCCTGACGCCTGACGGCGTCTTGATAAGGCTCCCGCTATTCACACCAGGCGTTGCGCCCAATAATGCGCCCGACGCCACTCGTTCGTTTGTTGCGATTCTAAGTTGTCTGCGTGCCGCAAGCGAGACCGATACGGCATCGCCTTCATCATCCGAGCCACCATAGCACCTAAGCTGCGCCCGGACTTTTGATACCGATGATCCGCCTAAAGACATGTCCGAGTCGATGACAATCACTACGGCGGCGGCGGCATGGTCGTAGCCTGTCGGAAGATCCGTTGTGTATACCCTCGCGCCAACGAGCGGGTATAGAAGCGATGCAACGGATACGTTCGTGGTTTCGAGTTGCAGGAACTCTGAGAGGACAAGCGCGGCATCTGCTTCTATTCCTAGATCTCTCATCTGAAAATCCCGCGTGCGTGAGTGACGGCGATCCCGCGCACCTTCTGGGCTACTGTCATGGCAGCCGGAAACAGAAACGGGCGGATCGCCTCTTGCCATTGAGCGTACGTGGCGGATGATACGACTGCCGCATCAAACCCTATAGGAAGCCTTGAGCCGTCCAGTATTGCACGGGTCGCGCCGAGCATATCGCCGGTCACCACCTGACCGCGATTGTCCCCGTCTTTATGCTGGAACGGAGTGTTGATGTTGACTTTTGCCTGGGCTTCTGTGGCCAAAGCTACCTCTCGTAGTGTGTGGCTTGAATGTTTGGCCAGCTTGATCAGAACAGCATCTCCGTCCCAGTCAATCTTGAAGTTCTTGTTCTCTGCCATTACGCCTGCCCCGTGACCAGAATGACCGGGCCCATCATAGACGCAAGCCGCTGCACAATAGGCCCGATAAACGTGTAGAGCCTCGGGCTTTCCAGGGCGATCCCTCCTGTGTGCGTCAACTCAATCCGATCATGCTGGTCAATTGTGGCTTCAATGTTGAAAGGCAACGAAAATCTTCCGGCCCCTTCCGCAGCTTCCTCGGCTCCGCCGCTCTCTGAGGAGCTGAGCCCCGCGAAGTTGCAGCGCGTCGTGTACTCGAAAGAGGGATGGAGTCCGTCATAATCCCCATACTCGTTTTTGACAGGTCGCCCGCCTCCCGTGACATCGTTCGGAACCACAAGCCGCTTGACGGTAGCCTGGTCGAAAAACGCACCGGTCCGAGCAAGCCTGATCGCGGTTGTCATCGAAGCAGGGATCGCGCTAGGAAGCAAGGGGGATGGAGCTTCCGGCAATTCAAACTCTGTGAATGGAATCCCTATGACAGACATTAGGACACCTCTATATCCTTGGTGCTTGTGCCATATGCGTCGTTTTTGTAAAAATGGATCGTGTAGGTGATACCTGAGTTCAGATACATCGGATATGCCCATTCACCCAAAGAATTAGTGGTGGCCTGACCGCGAACAACACGCCCGCCAGCGTCATATTCACTCTTCACGTATGCGCGTACATCAGCACCGTCAATCCCGTTCCCTCCTCCATCCAAATATTTCAAATCGCCACCACCAACGGCATCATTATCATGGTCTACCGCTACATCACCAGAGCCTGCACCACCCACGCCATCAAGCTGATCACTGAGCGTTTCAAGTGTGTCGCCGCCCGCGCCTTCTTTCGCGGTCTGCTCTCCGAACGATGCCGCAGCCACATGGTCGGCTATGGCCTCATCCCACACCGCGTCAGCAACGTCTGCGGCACTTGGAGCCGCGCCACTGGTCAGCGTCCGCGTGACAGCGGCCCAGACTGCTGTAGCGGTGTCTGCAACTAACGTCCCGAAACTGGTCAAGGTTCGAGCGCCCACGGACCATACGTCCGCCGCCGCGTGCGTCGAAAATCCCACCGCCGTAGCCCATGCTCCTTGATTGGTTTGCAGCTCGTTGGTGTCTACGAGAATCGCGTCTACGTTTGTATCCACCGTAGTCAGTGCGCCAGCCTGTGCTGCTGTCTTGGCTGCGTCATACGCGCCAGTCAACGTCATGGCGTCACCAGGGACAGCCGCAGTTCCCGCAGCATCCGGGACTACAACATTGAAGCCCGTGGCCTTCGATGCCGCTCTGCTTGCAGCGTCCGTCACCACCTCAGCAGTCACCGAAGCGGCTACGCGCTGCTCTGGTTCTGTGTATGCAATGACAGGTCGAATGGTGATGTCTGCCGTGGAGCTTGCCGCCTGCAGCACCACCAAGTCCGCGTTCGTCTCGGCCTGAAGCATGTCGAATATGTAAATGCCTGGTGCATCTGTCGCGTCTAGTTCTGTGGGATTCGCGTCATTAGTGGCCGCTGTGGCTGCGCCGTCCTTGCTAATCTGCGCTGTGATTTGTGCGGCGTCGCCCGTCTTCGGATCACCAGAGGCGTCAACGGCAAATACCGCAATCTTCTGCGCGCCTTTGTTTTTGTAGATTGCCATTGCTATGCTCCTATCGTCTGCGGTTCTGGCAGGTCTATCCCACCGCCAGAGAGCGTGCCGGTCTTCTCTCCATCGTAGTCAATCCACGTCACGCCGCTCTCTACCTCATCCAGTTCAAGTCCGACGGCCACGCCGCTCTCTGTTACCTCCGCCAGTGTGCCGCTGCTATACATGGCGGATACTCGCATGATTACGTATACTGTAGCGCCTGTTGTGTTCGCCCACGAGACGCTAAGATTCTGTTCGTTGGTGTTGCCTATGAAGTCGTCCGAGTCAAGTACAGCACCTCCGTAGTGCATGAGTAACTGTAGCCCAGCCGTCATGCTCGCATCACTCATTGTGCCGACTAGCGTAGCAAGTACGGTTGTGCCTGTCGGGACTGAATAGATAATTTGTCGGTATGCCGGAAATGCTGCATCTTCGCATGTGTGCGTAAAATTACCTGAGCCAGTAGCACGGGCCGTCTCGCCCCCTGCGGTTCTTGCGGATAGCGCGCCAGCTACACCGCCGTCGTTGGCCACTTCGTTATATGTATGGCCTGTATATGCACTGGTACACTCTCGCCATTTTATGCCTGTGCCGAAGGTTAGACCAGTGGCCAGAACTTGCCTAACTCGGCGAAAATGATATGAATTGCCCCCGAAGGCTCCGCCCCCTATCGTGTTGGCGTCGCACTGGTACAGGCCGACGGAGCAGCCGCTCGGCGAGCATGTGGTGATTGCGTTCGCGTGGCAGCCGTACAGGCCGCGGGGGCAGCCGCTCGGCGAGCATGTGGTGATTGTATTCGCGTCGCAGGCGTACAGGCCGCTGGTGCAGCCGCTCGGCGAGCATGTGGTGATTGTATTCGCGTCGCAATAGATCAGGCCGCTGGAGCAGCCGCTCGGCGAGCATGTGGTGATTGTATTCGCGACGCAGGCGCACAGGCCGCGGTCAAAATTGCGAACGCCTAAGCTGAGCACGCTGCCTGTAACGCTGTGAAGCCCATACGTGCCAGAGTCCGTCACTCCGGTCAGCATGATATTGCGCGACACCAAACTAACCTTAGAACCAATCACCTTAGTGGCTGCGAGTCCAGCGTCAAGTGTGACATAGGAACCTCCGCCATCGTTGCCCGTGTTCACTATCGCAAACTCTTCGCTTACCCTGGTAGCTGCA